TCTTAGTAAACAGCGTACAAGTAGGAGGCGGTGTAATAACCACAGGAACGGCAACTGATCAACTGCTTTTAGACCAAGCATCAGAGATGACAGTTACCGTTGTCAATCCTGGATCAGGAAATCAACTATATATAGACGGAGCTTACCAAGCGTCTATAAATCTTACACCTGGTTTTACATATGAGTTCAATCAAGATGCAGCGACAAACGATGGCCATCCATTAGAAATCGGTGAAGTATTAGACGGAAGCACGCCATACGCAACAGGAATACAATATTATGGAAGCACATCTGCTAACACGCTTACAGCTGTATCAC